AGGACATTGTTGACATGCGTGAGATCGCAGAGCGTGACGGACTCGATGCGCTCGCTCCGCTGCAGTCAGGTCGTGAGCGACTCGCTCCGCTTTGCGTTGCCTCGACCAACTGGATTCCTCGTAAACTCAACACGCACGACCTGACACAAGACTGGTTCGAGGTTTCCTCGATGCACTTCGGCTGCACCTTAATCCGCATGGACTCGCTGCGCAAGTTGCCCAAGCCTTGGTTCTGCGCAGTGCCGAATGATGAAGGCGACTGGAGCGGCGACAAGATCGACGACGATATTTGGTTTTGGAAACAAACGCAGAAGGCGAACTGGAAGATCGGCGTGACACCGAAGGTCTCGATCGGTCACATCGAGACGGTCGCAACATGGCCTGGTCCGAAGTTGCAGTCGCTGCACCAGTCGACGCACAACTATCTGCGATCAGGCAAGCCGTGGTATGTCAAGCAGCGTGAGGGATGGCGCAACGGTCCGCAGGATCAACCGCCCGAAATTGTCAAGCCTGCATAGGATCAATTATGGCAGTAGGAACATACGCACTCACGACACTCGCAGGGCTCAAGGCGCATCTTGGAATTACGGTCAGCACCTACGACACGATCCTCGAGCAATACATTGATCACGCAACTGCGAAGATCGAGCGTTGGATCGGTCGGCAGATCAAGGTGCGAAACTACTTCGAGTGGTACGGCGGCAACGATGTCCGCAGCGTGCGTGTCAAGCAGTATCCGATCAACAATGTTGTCGGCGTATACACAGGACTCACGGCTGCGCTCACGATCGCATCGACCGTGTCAAGCGATATCCGCCTGACGGTCTCGATCAACACCGATCCACTCGGCACGGTTGCAAGTGGCGCACTCGTCCCTGGTGTCACGCTGACACGCACGACCACCGCAGGCACGACGACAACCAACACGCTGACCTTCGCAACTTATCCCGACACGACATCGCTTGTGGCTGCGATCAATGCGATCACGGGCTACAGCGCAACAGTCACGACTGCGATGCGCTGCGCACAACTACACCCTCGAGCCGGTGGAGATATCAAGATGGCGACCGTGGTGTTGACGGGTGTCAATGTCTCAAGCGAGTTTGTCTACGACTCGTATCTCGGCATCGTCACGATCCGTCAGGACGCATTTCCGACGATGGGGCAACACAACGCACGATTCCCAAGTGCGCTGCAGTCGACGCTGATCGAGTACTCGGCAGGCTATACAACCGTGCCCGACGACATTCATCAAGCGTGCCTTGTGATTGCAGGCACGATGTACTTGTCTCGCAAGTCCGACACATCGCTGCAGAGCGAGTCGCTCGGCGACTACTCGTACTCAATGGCGAGTGCGGACTCATCGAGGGCGATGATGGAGGACATGCTCGGCAGTTGGAAAGAAATCCGATGAGCGTCGACAGTCTCATTGCGCAATTTGGCAAGCCGCTTGAAATCTACTTACGAGCCGAGAGCGTCGATGCAGGTGGTGCATATACCCGTGTTTATACAGCGTCGACTGTACTGATCACGGTGTACTTGCAGCCGCAAACGCCGAACGAGTCGATGCTCAACGGCGCAATTCGAGCATCGACAGGTCTCACCGCATATGTTAATTCCGTCGACGGATCGAGTTTGTCAACTGGACAGCGGCTCTACGACAACGAGACATCGATCATGTACGAGATCACGGGATTCCGCCGACCCGATATGCGCAGCGGTCCTGACTCGATGGCATATTTCATCCTTGCGTTGACAACGGTCGAGGGTCAAGAATGAGCGCATCTCACAACTTTTCCGCTGCTGACATCATCTCGGCAAACATTGAGGGCATTGAGCGTGGCTTAAAAATTGCGATGGTCCAACTGCAAACAGAACTGCGAGTGAGATTGAGCAAGAAAGGCAGCGGCGCAGGATATTTCGGAGGCTCGAAAGGCAAGGGCTCTTTTCGCACTCGCTCTGCACCAGGTGAACCTCCTGCCGTTGACACTGGCACGCTGCGAAACTCGGTGCAGTCCAAGCCACAATACATTGCAGGCACAGGCATGACCTCGATCGTGCTGACAGGACTTGTTGCAGGCGTGAACAAGGATGCACGCATTCCACGATGGCTCGAATACGGCACGCCGAACGGACGCATGAAGGCTCGACCATTCATTGCACCATCGCTTGAGGTTGTTCGTCCGAGCGTTGCAGGAACTATCAGCGATCAGATGCAGCGATCGATCAAGAGAATGCAAACACGAGCAATGAAGGCGGCTCAATGAGCCAAGTCATTCTCACCACGATCTACAACAAGTTGGTTGCCGATCATACTATTGGCTCAGTGTGGCTAGCGGTCGGCGGAAGGATCTATCAACTCGAAGGTCCGCAAGGATCGGTCATGCCGCTGCTCGTCTATGCCATCAGCAACGAGGACACCACGACCTTCATGTCCTCAGCAACGCAGTCGATGCACACGCTCGACTGCGCATTCACCTTCTATTTCAAGCCTGACTCGTCCGTTGTCACGGCGATGGCAGCCGAGGCTGCGCTGTTCCTGCTCCTGCACAAGGCGAGCATGACACCATCGGATGCCTCATACTCGACCATCGAATCGATCTGCACTTCTCGGGGAGTGCCTACGATCAATGTAGACTCGATCGTCATCGACACGACATACAGAATTTTCGCAACGAAACAAACATAAGGGAGAATCACAATGGCAGGAATCAGTGGAGTAAACGGCAACATTGCAATTTCAGGCGCAATCGGTGGAATCATTAAGTCTTGGACAGCAAATTTCACACGAGCAACGACTGACATCACAGGTTTCACGAATGCGACCCGCAATCGAGCGGTTGGAATCATTGATCTCACGGGCTCGATGACTGGCTCGCTTGACAACTCGCTGACTCCGACACTTGCATTCAGCGGAAACACTTCTGCAGCGTCCCTTACTTTGACTGCGGAAACTGGCAACACGCTTGTATTCAATGCGATTATCGACTCGTTCACAGTCGGCGTCGCAGTCGATGGCGAGGCAACCTTCTCCGCAAACTTTGCGATTGCTTCAACCGCAGCATCATTCGCTAGTGCCGTCACGACTACTTGGACTGCATGATCGATTCGTTCAGTCCATTCGCAGGTCATAAAGATTCTCCCGACGACCTGCGAGTGGAGTTTGTCTATCGAGACAAACAGTACGGTCGATGGATCGGCGCAATGGATCGCAAGGATGCGCTTCAAATTGTGATGTTCTCCGAAAACATATCGCCATCGTTGAGGCGTGATCTCGTGCGTGTTACTATCAAAACACGAAAGGAACTCGCACGATGGAAACCAACAAACCAAAAACCCGTCTGGTAGCAATCGGTCGTCACATGCTCTCTTGCCTCTCCGCCAACGACTACATCGAGATCGGGGAACGCAGATGGCACGCACTCCACAACCGAGCGCAGGAGATGCTCGAGGACTCTCGTGCGGACTCGGCGCAGCGAGTCGAGTGCATGAAGGCGATATACGACCTACGAGATCGCACGACACAACTGGCGATTCAACACGGCGCAACGCTCGAAGGTGCGCTCGAGGTCATCGAGCACGCCTGCAAGAAGGCAAAGGTTGACGGCAGCGAAGCAGTTGCGCTGATGCAGCCCGAAGTTGTCGTGTCGACTGCGCTGGCGTTGTTCGGCATCGATCTCGATGCGGAGTCCTCAAGCCCAAAATGACAGCGGGGAGCGGCGACCTCGACTGGCATTCGCTCGCCGCATTTGTTTCGCACTACGCTCCCGGCTCGACTGATCCGATGGCGTTGCCGGTCGATCGACTACTTGCGATCGCACACGCAACGAGTGCGCTCCTTGTGCGCAACGCAGAGGCACAATCACAGAGCATGCGTAGGATGAGATAGCACCATGAATCCATCCATCGAAGTACAGATCACGGCGAGACTCGACAAACTTGATGCTGCTTTGAAGGTGGCTGAAGCGAAGATCGGGTCAAGTGCTGTGACCATGGGCAAGGCAGGCGAGCAAGGCGGCAGCATGTTCGTCGACAAACTTGTTGGCAACATGATCAAGGGTTTGGCAATGAATGCGATCACGACTGTGCTTGGCGGTGGAATCTTGACTGCGCTACGAGGAGTAAACGCAGGAAAAAGCGGTCAGGAAATTGGTGAAGATCTTGCCAAGGGAATTCTTGACGGCGCAAAGGGCATCCCAATTGTTGGTTCAGTTGTTGCAATCTTGGATGAGATCGTCAACGGTGCGGAACGGGCCGCAGAGTTGATCGCCAAGAAGGTCGGCGGGGCAGTTGGAAAGCAAATCGACTCGACCAAGGCGATGATGGACTCGTTGAAAAGTTTTACGCAAGGCACAGGAGACATCCTTGCTACGACAGGTGCAGGTAGCGATCCGACAAAGATGCTTGATGTCAAAGATCAGAAAACAGAGGCAGCAGACAAAAAACAAGTCGACGATATTGTCGAACAAGAGGAACAACGGCATCGAGACAGACTTGCCGCAATCAACGCAAAATTTGACGCACAGCAGAAAAGCACTGATCCTGACATTTACAGAGCGTATTCAAGCAAGGAAAGAAACGCAGAGATTGAAAAGGCTCGTGAGCAACATCAGCAATATCTTGGACGAATTGAAGGCGAAGCATCCAAAAGAGACACGGCAAGGCAGGCGGAATATGTTGCAGCAATTAAAGAAATAAACGCCAAAGCCGCCGACGAGCAAAAGGCGTTGGACGATAAAAGTCAAAGGAATGCAATGGAAATGGGCAATGAAATGGTTGCCGACTGGAAAGTGCAGCAGAAGGAAAAGTACGACGCTGCAGTTCAAGCGCAACAGGACATCATCGATGCCGAGAAGCAAGCGCAGGCACAGATCGACAAGATCGGTCGTGTCGATAAGTTGGCAAGTGAGGCTGCCCGTGGCATGATCAACAGCGGGCAGACTGCGCTCGGTCAGTTCAACTTTGCGCAACAAGGCGCAGGTGGGACTGCGCTTGAGATGGCGAAGAAGCAAGTGGCGAGCCTTGAAAAGATCGATGCAGCAACTGCCGAACAGGTCCGACTCACGAAAGAAAATAAGGGCTTCCAATAATGGCAACGGTCTACGAACTTTTCACCAGTCGGAAGTACTTGAACAACGAGGGCAAGCCTCGTGCAGAGCGACAGTTTGTTGTCGTTGATGCAGCGAGCGAAGCCGTTGTCGTTGGGTTGTTCGGCTCAACCTTGCCGGGCGAATACGAGCACTATCCCAACGATTCAGGCTTGCCGTATGACATGCTCGCCTTCGACTACTCGATCACAAAAGATCCGAGTGCAGTCAGCACATGGCAAGTCACGATGCGATATCGAGCGGAGATCGGCGCAACCTCGGGCTTCAACAATCCGACATCACCGCTGCTCGAGCCCAACGAGGTCGGATATCGAACTGCACGACTCTCAATGGCTGCAGAGTTTCGTGACTTGTGGCGTAACTTTGCCTCGGTCGCTGCGTTGCAGGCGGTCGCAAGTGGCGACTACTCGGTCACGGACATCGGCGGGAGTTCGATCGATGCGGCTGGCATTCCACTCTCGACCCTTGTGTACAAGCAGGAGATCACGATCCTGATCACAGACTCATTCCT